TTAAGGGTGAATGTATGAAATGGTTGGCGGTTCCTTAACGCTGGGACGATGAAGATAAAGGGTGAGTGGAAGGACAATAAAGTGTCGCCGAACAATCTCGCCATTCATATCCTTTGGTAGAGCAGTAAGAATAGACAAACCGCAAATCATTACAACACAAGTGAGAATCCAGCTGGGTGCTCATTTGTATTCTTGTTAAGGTTATATATGCTTGATAAAGTCCTCCGCAGAATGCGAAGGGAGAACACACACGATTACATTAATTTTATGGTGAAGCTCACAAGTGCTTTACATCAGCCGACCTTCCAGTCCGCCACGAGTGCGACCGAGACGAGCGGCACCGCCACTGGAACCGACACCGCCAGAGTAGGCACCACCACTCATACCATCACCCAGACCCAGCTTCTTCTTGGCGAATGCCGTGCCGTGAGAGAGGAGCTCCTTACCCGCCTCCATACCGACGGTCTTCAAGATTTCCAGAGCGGGACCCTTGACCTTGCTGAGGATGTTGCCGAGCGAGGACATAATACCCGCACCGCCGACGAAGCGGTGGAGCTCTTGGGTCGTCGCCGTCGGGGCAAGAGGAGCACCAATGATGTCTTGCTCGCTGAGGACACCCTTGATGATACGGCTGGAACCACGAATGGACTCAAAGAAGCCAGAGTTCGCCGTGATGACGAAGAGCTGGGGAGTAATAGCGGCTTGCGTGTTGTTGAAGACCGTGAGGTTGAATTGGAGCGTGAAGTTGCCCACCAGCGATGGGGCTTGACCCGTTTGTAGGGTAATGTCTTGCGAGGGTTTGAGGACGAGGATAGAGCCAACGAGAGGCGTCTTCGTGCCGTTGGGCGAAGAAGCGGGATTCACACCGAAGCCGTTCGCTTGGCGACCCGTAGTCGTAGGAACGGTGCCGAAGCTGGGGACGCCCGTAGAGATTTGGAGACCCGTGTATGCCTCACCGCTCCACGTCGCATAGTCCATATCCAGACCATTCTTGACGGACATCGCATAGAGCTGCTCGGTCGTCTGGGACGAGAGCAGACCAGAGAAGTTATCAAAGTTGACGGAGAGAGGGTTAGCGGTCGCACTATTACCACGATTCGCCAGAGGCATATACGAGTCGGCGTAGGTAGAACCCAGTGCCGAGAGCCCGTTCTTCACGTAGATGATGAGTAGATCGGGGATCTGGGGCAGCGTGATCGTCTGCGACTGGATCTGTCCAGTAGACTTAGCGGCGATGGCTTGGGAAGGCGACGTAATGTAGCGGGGAAACTCCATATACGGCACAACCGACTTGGGCGGCAGAGGGACATCCAGCGACGGCGTGAGGAACTGGACATTGACGACTGACCCAACGAACGGCGACGAGGGGATCGTATTGTAGGCGGCGGGAGATAGCGAGAAGCCAGAAATCGTGCCTTGACCAGACGCAGCACCGAACCGCTGACCCGTTGAACGGAGCGTGCGAGCTGGGGATTGGAGATTCATAATCAGCTGAATGTTGTTGATGCCGAACAGACCAGTGTCCCACTCGTGGACATCGCTGAATGTGAAGGGCGATAGCACAATCTTCTCTGTCGCCGTCCACTTGAAGAAGTAGGTGAAAGGACCAGCACACACGGCAGCATCCACACCAACGGCAAGGCACGGGATAGAGCCAAGCTGGGCTTGGTAGACACCCGTTCCAGCGGCACCCGTAGCGGGCTGGGCAACCGCCGTGCCCGTAGAGTCGTAGTAGGTTCCATCAACGAGCGGAGTGCCGTTCTTGTCCGTGAAGACGAAATACGGATACTGCCCGTTCTGGGGCTCAGCGTAGTCCACAAGGGACGAGTAGCCCGAGAGAGGGCTATTCGGTGAGCCATAGGCGTCATCATACGACTGATACTTATCCAACATCGTCGGGCACGTGCGTTGGAGGCGATTCTTCTTGTAGTCCGTGAGGCGTAGCACCTCCTTCAAGACATCTTGGGAGTTGATGACGCTCGTGGTGTCGTTAATAGTCGCCGTCATCGTGGAGCAAAGCGAGTTGAGCGGGAAAGCTTGGAGGGCAACATCTACGCCAGGAACCAGTAGCGGCATACCAGCGTTGCCCGCCACGATGTAGGACGCAGCCGCCACCGTGAATGTCTGCGTGGTCGTCATCAGCACCGTTGAGGACCACTCAACGGCACGATCTACAAACACGTTCTCGCTGGGAACGTAAATATTGTAAGTGTGCTGGGACGGCGTCGCCGAGATGGCGTTGAACGGAGCGTTCGTCAGTGAGAGAGCACCCTTCTGGACGGCATAACGAGGGCGGCTCTGGACGATACGAGAATCAAAGACGGCGAGCTTCTCAATGTCGGCACTCATCTTGGTTTATACTTCTATTCACAGAAAGTTTTGGAGGACTATCCTCATTCCCTTCTACCATTCATCTTGGGTCTTTCCAGCAACACTCCGCTTCCTAAACATCATCTTGAAACTGACGCTGGCGAGGTTCGTCATCGCAATCGGGTAAAGCTGGTTGTTGAGGCGGTTCTTCCAATACACTTGGACATCTATCGCGGAGAGAGGCTGGTGAGAAGCAAGGAAATCGCTCATACGATACTCGGCAGCGGGCACATAGTAGATGAAAGATTTCCAAGACGCTGCTCCACTCGTCATCGGCAAAGAGAGATCCGTAATGATGCGGGTGAAGGCGGACTTGGCGGTGGCTTGTGAGTTTCCAATGTTCGCTTGACCGATGATGACGGGAGCGGAGTTGCCTTCGGGGTTCACGGGCATTAGAGCAGAAGCAAATACGATGGACGAGATGGGCGACCAGAGCGTATCCGTAGACTGCGTGTCTTGGGACACAATCCAATAGACCTTCTGCTGATCCAGAGCAGAAAGGGGCTGCTCGGGAACGTTGGATGCTCCGTAGGGAACATAGCCAAGAGCGGGTGTCGCTCCTTGCGGTGAGAGGCGATAATCAGCAACGTTCGTGTAGAACTTGTTGGGGACGAGCACCTCATAGACATACCCATCGGGAGCAGCAACCCCGTTGCCGAACGGACCACCCTTCAACGTCGTATTGTTCCAGTAGTTAAAAGGTAATGATTGGAAAAGGTTGTATAAGTTCGTGTTGAAGAAAAGCTTGAAGGAAGGCACGGATGTCTGCGTGTATAGTGCCGTTCCCGCCGTGAAGGTTGTGAGACGCTGACCAAAGCCGTTAGAGTCAAAGTAGACAGAAAACTTCTGGGACGATGGGTCATAGACGAGCTGGGGAGCTTGGACACCTCCGCCAATGCCGTTCATAAACGACCTCAATGTAGGGTAAGGAAAATTAGCAGCGAACGCGGGACTAATAGCGACCCACGCATCGTAGTAGGCATAGTAGGTGTCGCACATCGCACACGACGATGAAAAACGGGGAGGAGCAGCAGATAAGTCAAGATCAGCGGGGTCAAGGATAGCGTTATTAATTTGATCTACCCAATTCTGGTAAGTGTAGACCCAGTAATAATCAGTTCCAAGATCTTGCGGTTCTCCTTGCTTGTCGCCGATAAGATTCCAGAACTGATTCGGCGGGGATACACCGATCGGTGGAGCCAGAGCCCAGTTTGTTGGGTCGGTGGGAGGAGGAGTCGTTGAATTAATATCGTTCAGTGCGTAATACGACACACTTCCGTAGAGGACTTGCGAGTTTTGCGGATACAGAACCCCAGATTTCCATTGGGATTGCGGGATCTTTGCTTGGTAGAAAGGACCGCTATACGTTTGATAGCGTTGGTCTATTGCCGTCAGTGTAATAATGTCCCCAGCCGCATACTGCGTTCCAGCACTCCAAGTGTTTTTGAACTTCGGGCTCGCAAGAGTATTGGGAACGGGAGCGAGTTGAGTATTCTTGTTCTGCGGTTGAAACTCAATGAAGCGGGTCGTTGGGTAAGCATTGACGATCGCGGAGGTAGCAGCTGGAAGAGTAGAACCCAGTGCGATCCAGTAGAGTGGTGCTTGCGGAACGATAGCTGGGTTGGGATTCACATCGCCCAACGGCATCGCCACTTGGGCTTGGACATACTGATTTGTTCCCGAACCATCCACATAGAATCTATAATCCCCTACGGCAACGGGAACACCTTGAACCCAAAGTATAGGGGAAGGAACCGCAAGGGCGGATAGCACTGATGTTTGGAGGGGAATCGCCATCCCGTAAGTCGTGAGGTTCGGGTTCGTCTGCCCCGTGCCTTCCCGAATGCTCGGGATAAAGAGAGGCAGATCCAAGTTGGCTCCGTTCATCGTGAAACGCACGATGGAGAAGTTGTATTTGGAAATGTCCCGAATAATAGGGTAATCACGCTGCTCATTGAATATGATGTTCGGGTCTTGGATCGCATCGCCCGCAGCCGTCTGGTCATCCGTCGTGTTGTTGACGATGTCGGCGTTGTAATACACATAGTCGGGATCGGCGTCAGTTCCGCCGACATACTGGACAGACGCGAGTTGGCGGTTCATTTATACTACTACCCCAGTTTTTCTTCTTACTTCTTCAACTTCATATAGGTTAGACCCGATACAAAATCATCTGGACAGAGACCCGTCTTGTCTATGATGCTTTTATACTGCGAGAGCGACTTATTGCCGTAAAGAAGACGAGCGACGCAATGGCGACCGCAAGTGTTAATATCTCCACGCTCCTTTTGGAAGCCGTGTTTGTTGTAGTAGATAGGCAGACCACTTTGTCGCATCAGTTCCGTGAGATAAGGTTGCGACTCATTCATCTGCTCCAACCGATTCTGCGGAACGTCGTCCAACTGCTCTTCGGGCTTGTCGCCGTAAGGATCAAAGAACTCCACGCCTTTCTTTGTGCGGAGCATACAACACCAATGCCCCGTGTGTTCGTCTTGCGTCAAGAAGAGGATGATACACCGCCCCTTAGAATCAAAACACTCTTGGAGCGACCGCTTCTTTGCGAGTTCGGGATAGGTCATCAACGATACATTGCCTCCCAAGAGTTTGCGAATATCGTCGTCGCTCAAAGGATAATCTCGCACTTCTTCTGCGTCGGTCATTATAAATGACCAAGAATATATGGGGCTCGCCGTTCTCTACCGACCAACGCAAACTGAGAGAACCAAAGGAGAAGACCGAACCAAAGGAGAAATCAAAGAAGATTCCTCGTTTGAGTCGTAGTGATGTTCGGCTTTTATTAGATTGTGCTGCGAATGTTATTAATGAAGCGTTGATTGCTTGGACAGAACGCTGGATGACGCAGTTGATTCAAGAGAGAGCGTTTCCGCCTCATCTTGTTCGCTCGGGAGCGTATCAATACTTACTTGACTTTCTCGGTGATGGAGCAACAGAGGTTCTAAACGCGATTCGGCGGGACCATTACGGCTGGGGGTCGGGAACCCAACCGAATGGACGTGCTGGTGTAAGTGAGTTTGACTTCTTGATTGGTGTGCCGATGGTGGTGTGAACTCTTCCACATTAATGCCCACTCTCACTTCACGCTCACAACAATGCGAGACGAAACGCCGTCCTACCAGAACAAGACATAATCTATAAAGACCATAGATGACCAAGATTGCCGTCGTTGATAACCCCGCCGACGCCAGTGTTGATAGATCCATTATACATAAGCCGTGAAGATTACGACACCAGCAGCACCAGCACCTCCCGCAAACCCTTGTGCTGAACCTCCATTATCCAAACTGCCTCCACCACCACCAGCTCCGTATGCCGTTCCAGCTGATCCACCAAGAACGCCGATTGTTCCACCATTTCCTCCGCCACTTCCACCTCCACCGCCGCCACCGCACACAAGAGCAGTTCCAGCTGCTCCACCACGAAACCCACCACCACTACCACCACTAACAGCGTTGCCTCCTACTCCGCCATCACTTCCAGTTCCATTTCCAACACCAGCCGTGTCTGTCCCAGCATTAGCGGCATAAGCCGAACCGCCACCACCATTACCAGCTCCGCCATTACCTCCTACTGCTGATACACCCAGAACAATAGCTCCACCCTTTCCACCACCGCCACCAGCAACGGTAATAGGTCCTCCGTTGAGCGGTGTTTGGACGCAATCAATTGACGAGGCACCGCCATCACCTCCATCACCCGATCCGCCATACACACCACCCGCTCCACCCGATCCAACGACTACGTTAATCGTAGACCCAGCAGTCATAATAAAAGTGGCTGGAAATTGAAGAGTTCCAATAGAAGAAGCTCCTTCACCTCCACCTCCACCAGCAGCGTTCGTAAAAGGGAAAGGAGGAGAAGCACTAACGTTTTGCGATGATGCTCCACCGCCTCCACCGCCTCCTTTCATATACACCTCAACCCGAACGGGATCACCAACCACTCCACCCGAAGGAGTAGGAACAACATAAGGAGACACTGGGGAAGCAGTATACACCGTTGTCGTTCCGCCACCTCCACCGCCAGTTGCCGAGATAACCAGTTGAGAGCCAGACCCGTTCGCAATACCTATTCCAGTTCCAGCAGCAAGATTCGTGGATATGGTGATGCTCGTAGGCGTCAAGAGTCCACTCGTCAATGAAATACCCGTTCCACTACCGCCCGTGATATTCAATGCTCCCACAACTGGATTCGCTCCGTTCGTAGAGATAGACACGACACCTCCCGCTGGTCCTTGTGGTCCCGTAGGTCCCGAAGGTCCAGAAGGTCCCGTAGGTCCCAGACCACCCGAAGGTCCCGTAGGTCCAGAAGGTCCCGAAGGACCCGTAAGTCCACTTGCTCCCGTAGGACCCGAAGGTCCTATTCCACCCACACTACCCGCTGGACCCGTAGGTCCAGTCGCACCATTCGCACCATTAGCTCCGTTCGTTCCAGCTGGTCCTTGTGGTCCCGTTGGTCCCACTGGTCCGCCCGAAGGTCCCGTTGGTCCAGTCGCACCTCCCGTTGTAGATCCAAGATTCGTCCAGTGTGTTGGATCGCTGGGAGGAGGAGTCGCAGTAGGTCCTACTGGACTGATTGCTTGATAGAGAACGGCAGCCCCATCAATCACGTAATCACCCGTGAAATAGTAGGTGAATTGATTCCACAGAGCGTAGGACATTCTGTTTATGTATCCCTCACATTTGATTTATACCAATTATAGTTTAGCAACAGACCAAAGAATACTTTCCGTTATTGATGCCGTCTGTCCCAGCGTGATGGTAAGGGTATTTGCCGTTGGAACAACATTTTGAAAGAATTGCCCAGCACCTCCCCCAGTGGGATGGACATAGGTTAGATTCACGATTCCACTCGTCGTTAGATTTGGGATTGTGATAGTTTGCGTAGTTCCCGCAATACAAGTGTGTTGCCCCGATGGGAACGTGTTTTCCACTTTTGGACCGAGTGTAGCCCAGTGCGTTGTGTCTATTGACGGCGACGTCAAGAGTGCTTGTGCGTCTGCTATACACCGATACAGAGATGTTCCCTCAACAACAACATCGCCTACCACGTAGTAGTTGGATACGTTCCAAATAGCGTAGGACATTTATGTTCTCTTCACATTAGATTTCAAACCCCTTCGTTTCTTGTATAATAGGACAAGAAAAGCAGTTCCTATCAGTTTGATGTAGATGATGTAGACCAAAACCTAAACTTTTCCTACGGAGAATCTCAAACGGCTCGGCGACTTTTTTTACTTTTTCATCTACATCATCTACATCAAAATAATAGGATAAAAAACTAATCTCCTATAAGGACAACAATGCGACTTTTTTGGCTCTGCGTAGGGCTTTTGAGTGTCTTTGCCGTGTCTACACCTTCCCCTACGCAAACGCAAACGCAAACGAGAACGAGAACGAGGAGTGTGATTGCTACACCAACACGGACGAGCTCGTGGAGCAGAACTGGACGTGGAACTGGAACGACAACGATCACCCGATCGGGAACGGCAACACGAAGTAGGGCGTTGAGTTTGAGTTTGACTTCAACCGCAACGGCAACGGCAACTCGGTCAAGGACGAGAACTGCGACGGCAACGGCGACACGCAGTAGAGCAGTGAGTTTGACTCCAACAACAACTCTAACGGGAACGGGGACATCAACACTTTCTACGGCTTCAACGGCAACGCAGACGGGGACACCAACTCAAACGCAAACGCAAACGCAAACTCTAACCCAGACACAAACGGGAACGCAAACCCAAACTCTCACGGGAACCCAGACCCAGTCGGGAACGGGATCGCGTGGAATCATTCAACAACAACCGCTTACTGCTGCCGCCGCCCCCCAAGAAGCTCCCCCTAACATCACCTACATTGCGATAGGCAGTGTTATGGGTTGTTTTGTCTTGATGACGATCATTGTCGTAGCGGTTCTTATCAACAATCGGTCAGCACGACGACTCCATCATACTCCAACAACGATGAGCGTGGTTCCTACCAAACCCAGCGATTTCACGGCAACGGAGAATCCGTCGTATTCGGCAAGAATTCTGTTTCCACCCACAACATCTCGTCATCCTCCACCTCCACCACCTCCACCGCCGTATGAAACCCTTCCGTCTATTCTTACTGGTTGAGAATTCGTGCGTGATGAGCAGAAATGAGCCACTGAGGGTAATGTTTATAGACACACACCCACCGACCTTGCTTTTTGAGATCACGGCAATCGTCTTTGGTCATACCGATGTGCGTTTTGAGTAGGTATGATAGAGCGTGGAAGGATGTCGCCATTGGATACACGACGATATGGGTGGCTTCGTTGAGGAGCAGACGGGTCTTCTTGTAGTTTGTGAGGTAGTGCGACAAGCAAAGCATCGTTGTATTCGTGTGGCGACCCATCGTAGCCAAGTCATCTATTAGTTTATGAACTACCTTTTCTGCGAGACCCGTGAAGGTGTCGTAGTCATCAAAGATCACACAACAATCTTGGAACTCTTCCAGTTCGGGATAGTCGTCAATGAGGGTCTGGATATTAATACGTTTGGGCGGAGGGTTCATCTTGTCCAGCGTGTTGTCCTCCTCCAACTTGGAGATGAGATAGACATTGCGAGCTGGGTGGAGTTTCTTATAAAGTTCGGCAACCCCTTTGGCGAAATAGGACTTGCCCGAGCCAGAGGCACCAGCGATGTAGAACACTTCACGCTTCTTGGGATCGGGTGAAGGGAGAACACACAACTGCGAATCGTCGGGAAGATTGATGCTCTTATCGGTGGTGTCGTCGTGGAGGATGCGTTCGTAAAGAGCTTTGCCCAGTCCCGTTTCGCCAACCAATTGATCAGCATCCAATCCCTTGTGTCGTGCTTCGGCAAGACGATTCAAGAGCTTGACGCGATCAGCGGGTTTGACTTCACGCAACTCCGTCGCATACTTGGACGCTTGGATCTCGCCTTTGGGACGACGACCACCTTTCTTATCTTCCTCGTGGAGATAGAGCACATTCCCATCTTCTTCACCGCCTTTTACCACTGCGAGAGGCTTCGCACCCTTATCTTTATCAAAGGAGAGCGACGGCATTTCTCTTATATGAGAAAGTTTTACAAAAAGTCCATCACTCTTCTGTGATTTCATCGTAAAGGCACTCTTTCAGTCCCCCTATCACAAAAGCGAGAATACGGCTCAAACTTTACTTTTTTACATACTTTTTGGCTAACGAGAAGAGGAGTGAGGTGAGTATCTGTTCCATCTTGGTCAGCAGTCCAACCAGTTGTTTCATAGATGTGGTCTTCAAGGCAGAGTTGATGTATCCCAAGAGCGTGTGTTCCTTTGCTAAAAAGGGTTCAAGAGCAATGTTGCTCATCCGTGCTTTGAACTGGTCTATTTCCAGCCGAACATCGGCAAGAGAACGAGGTTTGGTCTGGGTTTCGGTGAAGAGGGCAACAAGGGTCTTTACATCACCAAGAATGTGGTAGATGCGTCCAAGATCGTGATTAAGAACTTCACTCAACTCTTCCATCTTCTTGGTCTCGTGCTTGAACTTGGCGAGTGAGAACTCACGCTTCAAGACCTTGAAGTAGTTGCCTTCGTGGGTATAATAAAGTATGCTTTCCTTGATCTCATCTTCAAACTGGATAGGAGTATAAAGCTTCTTGCCGTTGGACGACAAAAAGTAAATCATCGCAAAGTCGGTGTAGCGGTTGTTCTGGATCCAGCCGACCACATCCACCTTGACCAAGCCACGAGAAGCAAACGCGTCTTGGAGTTTATACACTGATCCGTTTTGGAGAGTTTTCTCGCCCTCTATTGCTTCCTTCATTGTCCAGCGAACAACGTGAGGTTTAATAGTATTCTTAGCGATCACGAGTTCGGTGGGCGTAGGAGATGATTTCAAGACCGCAAGATACTCACGCTCTTCGGCGGGTGTAATGATATTTGCTTTCCGCAATTGAAGAACTTTGGAGCGAGAGGTGTCGGCGTTATAGTTCATCACGGCTCCATTATGAACTCGGGCGTTGCCCAGCACATCCCATTCGGGAACTACACCCGCCTTGATGTCGCCGACAAACACACCCATCTTGGATTCGCCAAATCTCTGCGTGAGCCCCGTGAGCAGACCGAGAGCCGTATGCTTCCTCGTCTGGGCGAAACGGCAACCGAGAACGAGTCGCTCAATCGTCGGCATTACGAGGCGGTCAGTGCTGCCGAGCGGGGCACGACTACCACATCTTCGTCCTCCTCTTCTGGTGGTCGTCCTCGTCGTGGGCAACTTGGGTATGCTCAAATGGATGCCGACTCATCGGCTCGGTTCTCGGCTCTTGCCCCGACGCGTGAAGATCAACGGGCAGCCCAGATTGAACGCCAGAGCGGTCTGGGAACGTTTGATGTGGATGTGCGTGGTGCGTTCGGTAATAATGCGGGACACTTCTACCCGACTGGTGGGCGTGATGTAGGATATGCGGATGAAGCCATTGATGGTCCTCCCGAAGCTCCGTTCGGTGGTCCTCTTTCGCCCGAAGGTTCTACGATTGATGTTGCTCACGTTTCTCGTGGTGTCGGTGCCCCAGTCGTGCGTGAAGGTGCTCCCGATGTGCGTGGTCGCTTTGACGAGGACACACAAGCGTTCAACGTAGAAGTTGCTCGTGGTGGTCCCGCAGAAGGCGAAGGTCCTCGTTTCACCGAAGCGTTCCCTACGACGATTGAAGGGTTTGATGCTCTCGCACGGCGTATTAATGCTCTACCACCCGCTCAACGCCCGACAAAGGACGGCAAAGCTATCCAAGTATACTCCAACTCTACTCTCGCAAATGTCCGTAAGAACTTCCGTCGTCGTCTTCGTTTTTGAACGATAAAATCATCTCATAATAACAATGAACGCTGAAAAGGAATACCCTACAAACTATCCAGCAGACGCAGTCGCTATTCTGGATGGTATGTCGTTAGACGGGAAGGGCAAAAACGTAGAACTCGTAGGTTCGCAAGCTCTTCGGTCTCAAATCTATGC